CAGCCCATATTATCGCAAGTCCTACAATCCGTCCCGCAAAATCCTATAAACCGCTTCGCATTTACCCGGTCTGTAAGTTTTGCCTTTTCTGCCGGGTATGTATCGCTTTTAATATCCAGGTTTTCGATAGTTCCGCACAGATACGCCTTAATTACTTCTATAGCAGCGTCTGAACCATACACTATAACAGCCTTTCCGCCGATTCTGTTAATTGTGTCGATAAAGGTAAGCTGTTCTTCTGTTGCTTTGTTACTCCCTACCTTTAATTCGATATACAGATTATTAAAGCCGCCTGCTGCATACGGTAAGCATATATCGCATACACCCGGCTTCATTCCCTGGCGCTTTAGGTCTGCCCCGGCTCTTGTGCTTCGCTTTCCTTCGTTGGCTGCATGATACATAGCCTTAAGTACCGGGGTCTGTGACTGTTCCCAGCGCGCCCAATCGAAAACGGCGGCTTGTGCCTGGGCTTCGCTTTCTCTACGCTCCATACTCTAATACCCTTTCCGCTGCTCCCTGGGCTGCCTGTGCGGCTGCTTCTGCTGCCGTTTCCAGTTCTACGCTTAAGCATTTCCCTTTTGCACTTAATATAATTGCCTTCTTCATACAGCCGTTATCACTGTAATTTCTACAGGTTTTCATACCACACACTACGTTAGTACTGCTCATTGTCCTTATCCTTTCCCGTTATTTTCTCTGCCAGCATTAAGACATATAGCGGAAGAACCAAAAACCACACCGTACTAATTATCCATGCCGTTAACGAAGCCTTCCCGAACAGCTCCGGCGTTTTCATTGGTTCGTAGTACCCTTCTTCTTCGTCGTTCTTACGCACCGCCCACATGATTAGCGGTACAGATATAACCGCACATATGCAATAACCCACCAGGTACACCGTAACGGCGATAAGTAACGCCTTATTCATGGTCTTTTCCCTGGTCTTCCCCGGCTGCTGCCGTCTCTGCCTTAAGCTGCTGCTTTGCCTTCTCTGGTGTCTCTGCTATGTACTGCCCTACCGCCTTCGTGATTTCTTCCGCTGCTAAGTCTGTTAATGCTCCGTCGGCTTCGTATTTCTTTAATACCGTATCTAAAGCCTGTCCCGCTAAGGCGATACCATTTACTAAGCCTTCTTCGTAGCCGTTGTCGTAGCTTCGGTCTGTTACCCTGGATAAGTAGCCGTCTAACTCCTGGCGGCTCATTCTCTTAATGCGTCTTGCTGTCTCTCTGTCGATTCCTAAAGTTTTTCCCATTCTAATTCCGTTTCCTTCCATGTCTGATTGATTCTTACGAACGTATAAGTAAAGAACGTGTAGCCTGTCTTTTCGTGTATACCTTCCCTAACGCTGTCGCCGTCCAGGTAATACGATTTTTCCAGTTTCTTAGGCAGTCTGGCTATTCTGTTGTACCAGCCCTTGTCCTTTATCGGTTCTTTTCTTAAGATTGTCGGTTTTCTTAGGTTCTTAGAACTATTCCAGCGTTTACCCTGTAAAGCGTCCGGGTCTTTTAACATGCCGTCGCTTTGCTTTATCAGATACGACGCTAACTTAGCGTAGTTCCCGGAATCATCCAGGGGGTTAAAGTGTGTCCGCCCCCTGCCTTTCCAGGCTTTTGTTATTGCCCGCTGGCTTACTTCGTCTGGTGTATTTATAACTAAGTGATGATGTAGCGCCCCCTTCTTGCCGATTTCCATAACATGTATGTATTTGAATACCAGCCCCAGGGATTTATACAGCTTCCGCATTTCCTGTAAGAAGTCGTCCGCGTCTGCTCTCATTGCCTTCCTTCCGGCTGGACGTTCACTAAGCTTATAATCTAATACTAAATGCGTGTCCCCTTCCTGGAAATTCTCGTTTATCAATCTCCTTAGTTTTTTCTCTGCTGCTCTTTTGTTTACTTCTCTCTGTTCATCTGTTGTAAGCTGCTTCCTCTTTCCCCGCTTCACTCCCTTCTTGTTAAATCTGCTGCTATAATACTTTGATACCTCTATGGTATTTCCAGCCTTCACTACCTCTATGATGTACGGCATATACTAACCCACCCTATCGTTAATACTTTTATCAAGCCATAAAAGGGGCGGAAACCCCTTGAAAAATAAGCTTTTTCGTTGACTTCCGCCGTACATTTTGGTATACTTATTTATGTGAGTAAGTACAATATGTACGGCAAAGCCGCTAGATTATTTCCCGATAGTCTAGCGGCTGTTTTGTTGTCTTTTTTGGCTTTCTTCGGGTGTGTGTATTCTGCCGTTAAGCAGTTTCTTTTTTCTTCTGTAATTCGTACTGGTTTACTGACAGTTCGTAGCACGTTCTAGGCTCTTTCCCCCTGTCCCCTAAGTCTTTTATATACTCGCGGCTCTGTAAGCGCCCTACGGCTTCGATACAGTCCCCTACATGCAGTTTTTCCGTTGCCCTGGTGGCTGTGCCGTTCCACATGATAGACGGGATATAATCGCTTAACTGGCTTCCGTCCTCTCTGTGTACCGCTAATAACAGGTCTGCAATCAGCAGCCCGCGCGGTGTCTCTCTAATGGGTACTTCTTTGCACAGGAAACCTGTAATAACTACCTGGTTCGTGATTCCCTTGTAATCGTCGTCTTCCTGGATAGAAAACGCCCTTACGGAAATATCCAGCTTGTCCTTAATGTTCCTGGTTCTGATTTCTCCGGTAATAAGAAGCTGCGCGCCTACTACTTCCCCTTTTTCGTCAATGTCTGCCAGGGCGTTATATGCTGCCGTGTCTTCCTCTACCACAATGGGTAAAATGTCAATAATTCCGCTTTCCCTCTGTACCGCAAGGTTAAACTTGTAGTACTCTGTTCCTTTTTTGTCTATGCTTGCCTGTTGCGGGTAGTCCAGGACTTCCCCATACAGTGATATAAAATTGTTCATGCTCTCCTACTCCTTTTCCTTCTCTTTCCAGTAATATTCCTTTGTTTCTCCGCCGCTTTTAATGGTAATCGTTCCCCATGCGTCGCCGTTTCCGGTAATCTCTGCGCTTTTCTGTACTGCTGCCGCCTGGGCTTCCTGTACTTTTATGCTGCTTTCCGTCAGTGCCGCCACTGTAAAAAGGACAAGGGCTACCACTGCTATAACTGCTGCCAGGCGCTTATTTTCCTTCCGGTTCGCTCCCATACATCCCAAAAGAGAACATACGGTAATTGCTGCTAAGAAAATCTTTAAAAACATCTTTAGTACTCCTTCCACTTTTCTCTAAATTTTGCCAGGCGCTTATTAAAAGTTTCCTGGTTCTGCTCCCGCTTTGGCTGCTCCGGTTTCGGTGTTCCCGGACGCTTCCTAAGTTCCGGTCGCTCCGCTGCCGTAAGCACTATCGTATTGTTTGTGTAAAAATCTACTAAGTGCTGCTGTCCGCATACCTCACAGGTGTTAACTACATTGTCTTTCAGATTCAGCAAGCGGCTGTTGCACTTAAGGCAGTTCCGCGCCTTCTTGTTTCCCTTGCTGGCAATTCTCTTTAATATCAACTTTTCTTCGTCCCTTCTTCTGTGTCTCTTTTTGCTAATACCATTTTGGTGGCGATATAAAGCGCCTTCTGTGTTACTTCGTCCAGTCCTTCAAGAAGTAAGTTAGCTTCTTCGGCTCTTGCCTTTTTGTGTTCCATGTTCTCAACCGCTGCCGCTGTCATATTAACAGCCCCCTTTCTTCCTTCTGTTCGCTGCCAGGCAGCCCCGGAATAATCGTTCTATCGTTTCTTCCTGGCTGCTTAAGCCTACCTTCTGCCCGGTATACGGTACACATGAAATAACCTTAGATTCTGCCGTAGTGCAGTTCCTACGGGCTTCGTTCTCATTTCGCGCCGGAACTAACCGGGTCTGCCTTCTGCCTAATGTTTCTACTTCTACTACAAATTTCTTCACTGTTTTTCACTCCTACTTTTTATGTAATTTTCTACCGCTTCCGTCGCCCGCTTATAACATTCCGTTTCGCTTTCCTCTTTGATTTTGCAAATACTACGGGTTTTCTGTTCTCCCCGGTATTCCCATATTTCTATTAAGCCGTCGTCGTATAAGCTAAAGCGGCTGTGCATACGCAAGTTACTAACCCTCTGCGCTTGCCTGTACACTCTATAGAATTTGCTAATAGCTATTCTACGGTCTGCTTCTTTGTTATCCGTCTTATGCGCTCCCTTCCTTTCTTCACGCCCTTTAATACCAGGCTTAAAACCTTACAGGCTATTACTGTTGCCGCCAGTAAAATAGCGCCCGCTGCCACTGTTACCAGAATAATAAAAACTTTCACGCTCAAACTTTGATACCTCTAAACAAGGACTTTTACGACTGCTGCCACAGCCTTTTATCTTTTGCTTCTCAATGCCGCTATTTCTGCCTTAATGTCTTTTCCGGTGTAATCAGCTAAAAGCTTTTCGCTTATCTGATACGCCCAGGAAGAAGAACCCGGAAGCTGTATAGCTATTCCTATGTTTAGCTTCCCTTGCTGCATAGCCACCCGGACAAACTGCGGCGATACTCCTAAAATGTCCGCTGCTTCCGCTGGCTTTATGTTGTTATCCCTCAAATTATCCCCCGCTTTCTACTTCAAATCTTAATTTAAACTGTGCCGGGTAAAGGTCTACTTCTGGTCTTCTTTTTCCCGTCCAGCGTTCCCCACCCGCTTTTCCTACACACTTCCAGCCAGCAGCCTTTAGGCTTGTACCACTTTCGGATTCTAAAATATATGTAATCAGTTTCTTATATCCTAAGTTTCTTGCCGCCCGCCATGCTGCCGAATAAAGAAAACTGCAAGCGTTTCTATATCCGTTTGTGCAAAGTCTATTTACCTCCAGCGTCCAGCCGTCGTCTAAGTATCTCGAAACGGGTCTACCTACAATCGCTACCCCGACTATTTCCCCGTCAACTGCTGCCGCTATACTAAACTTATGCCCTACTACTGGCTTATGGTGTCTGTGATACCGTTCTACATAAGCGTTAGCTTCTTTTAGTGATATTGGTACAAGTTCTAACATCTTCTGCCTTCCTTTCTGTCCCTTCTGCATTTACCCAGGCTTAGGACTGGCTACCGTTGGTAGGCTGCATTACGCTTTTTCTTTGTTCTTTTTCGTGGTATAATTATCAAAAAACTTAAGGGGGTTTACCATGAAACACATTTCATATTCTTTTAGCAATTCTGATATAGAAGCTATCACTTTTGCCCTTACTATCCTTCCGTCCCTGGGTATCGAAGAAACAGAAGCCCAGGCAGCTATTAACTATCAGTGCTGTTGTTCTGCTGGCGAAAAGCTTCTTAAGCACGATACCAACATAGCGCCTAATGAGTTTCGCGTTATCCTGGCTTCCCTTCAAGCCGTCCAGCTTATCAACCAGGGCGAACTTGAAGTAGACCAGGAAACAAAGCAGAAATGCAGCAGCTACTTATTTACTGTCAATAAGCTTGTGTCTGTCTTTGATAAGCAAATGTCATAGTTTACGCTTACTGCAATTTCATTTTCAAAATTACTATTTGCAAGCTGCCGAAGTCTTTCGGCGGCTTCTTTTCTGTCTGGCGGCATTTTCCCACGCTCCTTCCCGGCTTGTTTTACCGTGTAGGCGCTTTTTCTCATTAAAAAAGCTGCTTAAAAACCTGTTAGCCTTCCATACGCTCTATAGCTGGCGTAACCGCTGCTATTTTTTCACAGTATGCAGTATCAGCTATTAGCTTGCTTCCTCTGCTGCAAGATAGCCACCCTTGCCACTAATGCGCCGTGTGGGATTTGAACCCACGACTTACCGCTTATGAGGCGGTCGCTCTAACCACTGAACTAACGGCACTTGCCGGGCGGCTGCTGCCGCCCTGGTACTTTATTTCTTATATTTTTTTAAACGTACATTCTTTAACAAGTCGTCCCAGTCTTCTTCGTCCCAATCCGGTAACTGCTCCCCCAGAAGGCTTTTAATATAACTGGAATCCTCTAACTGTTCGTCTGTAAGGTCTGCTGCAAGGTCTTTTACCAGGTTTGCATATTCTACTAACGCACCCGCCAGGTCTTCGCCTATGCTCTCAACTACTTCTTTCGCTACCTTTTCTGCTATAATCTCTTTTGCTCTGTCCTCGCTCATTTTCTTTTCTTCCTTTCGTCGTTGGTGTTATAATGCTATTAAGCAATTTTTAGTTGCTAATCCTTCCAGTGAAAGGGGGTGCATTGTATGAGTGACACCAGCCCAATCACTAAAGAAGAACTGCTTACCGCTATCACTTCTGCCCTGGCTGTTATCCGTCCAGAATTTGACGACCCAGCTTATAGCGCGGTTATCAAATTTGCCAAAGAACTGGAAACCCAGATTATGAAGCTGTAGTAAGCACAGTTACTAAAGATAGCCTGGAAAGTCGTCGTATTAAGGGTACGGCGGCTTTTCTCTTTGTTAACTGTGTCTACATTATAGTTGAATGTTTTTACTCTGTCAACATTTTTTAAATAAAAAGTTGAATTATTTTACTTTTTGTGTTATCTTCTAATTACAGATAATTAAGAAAGGGGGTTTTGCTTTGAATGAACGCGTAAAAGCAGTTAGAAAGCATGAAAATGTAAACCTTAGTCAAGAAGCTTTCGGTAATCGTATCGGACTTACGAAAGCTGCTATAAGCAAAATCGAAAAAGGCGTTTCCAAAATGTCCGAACAAACTATTTTATCTATTTGTCGGGAATTTAATGTTAATGAAGACTGGCTTAGAACCGGAAAAGGTAATATGTTTAGTCCTATGTCCGAAGACGAAGAATTAGATAATTACATAGGTCGCATATCCGGCGGCGAAGATAAGTTTAAAAAGAATCTGCTTAAGGCTCTTTGTAAGCTTACGGATGAAGAATGGAACGTGCTTAAGAAAATCATTGCAGAAATGAAAGAAGGGTAGACGCTATTTACGTCCACCCTTCAACCCCAGGATATAAAAGTATATCTTCCTTAACAATCTTTCTTCCTGGATAGTATCTATAAGGTTGTGCAGCTTCTCACGCATTATAGTTAAGCCCCCTTCCTTAGTGCTACCCATTATAAAAGATTTTGCCCGGCTTGTCTTATATTCTAAAAACATTTCCAGAATCTTGGAAATATTTTTACTGCCAGGGCTTCAAAGGTTTTACTATGATATACTTACTTATATTCTGATTCGTACAGGTCGCTAATGCGGCAGCCTAACCCCTTGGCTATCTTTTCCAGGTTAGCCAGTGTAGGCGAAGTCTTCCCGTTTTCAATATTGTTAAGCGTGGATTTACTTACACCTGTTACGGCTGCTACAGCTTCCAGCTTTAAGCCTTTAGCTGTACGGATTTCCCATAACTTAATAATTACCATAATCTACCAGCCTTTCCGCGTGATAGATTCATGGTACTAAAATAGTAAGAAGGTGCTAATTATGGTCGAATATGACGGATATGATATTAACGAATACCATTTTGAATATCCTGTAAATGCCGCTGGTTATCTTACAATGTGCGTTTACATTTCTAAGAATTGTATTAACTGTCCGCATTGCAGATACTGCATAGCTTCCGAACTGCCGGAAGGGCGCTGGATATTAAACGAAAGATAACTTTTATACACCGCTTTAGCCTGGCTGCCACCAGATTAAAGCATAATAAAAAGCCGTCCCAGGCTGCCACCCGGAACGGCTCACGCGATACCTATAAACAAGGGCTTATAAGTAATCAAAACGCACTTAGATTATATCATAAGCCCAGCATTTTATAAAGGGGCTTATTTTTTATACCCTTTTTTTGGAAAGGCTGTGATTCTATGAAATTACCTAACGGCTTCGGGACTGTGTATAAGCAGCCAGGCAACCGCCGTAACCCGTATGTAGCCAAGAAAACAAAAGGCTGGGAAATTAACCCAGAAACAGGAAAAGCGAAGCAACTTTTTACTATCGTCGGTTATTATCCTACCAGAAAAGAAGCGCTAACCGCACTTGCTGAATTTAACGCCAACCCCTACGACGTGAACGCGGCGAAGGTTACTTTTGAAGATGTATACGACCGTTGGAGTAGTGAACACTTCCCAACCGTCAGCGATTCCAACGTAAAGGGCTATAAAGCTTCCTGGAAACTCTGTGATAAAATCGCTTCTATGCGCTTTGTTGATGTTAAATTAGACCACCTTCAAATGGTTGTTGATGAATCCGGGAAGAATACCCCGACGCTTAGAAAGTTAAAAGTTATGTTAGGGCTTATGTATAAATACGCCGTAATACATGAAATAATACCCAAGGAAAGAAATATGGTTGAATATCTCAATATCAAAAATGCTGGAAATCCAAACGCGCTAAACCGCGAACCATTCAGTAAGGCGGAAGTTAACCGTATCTGGAAAGTTAAGGACACAAATATATACTATACTATTATTCTTATGCTGATATATTCCGGCTGTAGAATAAGCGAACTGCTGGACTTAAAGAAAGAGGACATAGACTTAGAAGCAAAGTGTTTTAAAATCATTGAAGCTAAGACTGCTGCCGGAATCCGTACCGTACCGATAGCCGAAAAAGTATACCCTTTCTTTGAATACTGGTACAATCTTAACGACTGTGAATACCTCTTAAGTACACCGGAAGGCGAACACTTCAAGTACAGAAATTATTATGATAGTTATTGGTCGCCGCTTATGGAAACTTTAGGAATGTCGCACCGCCCGCACGACACCCGGCATACTTGCATAAGCATGTTAACGGTTGCTGGCGTATCGGATAAAGTTATAAAAAAGATTGTGGGACACAAGGGACAGGGCGTAACTGAAATTGTATATACTCACTTTGAAATAGAAGAACTGATAGACGCAATCAATAAAATATAGGCTTTTTCCGTGTAAGTTACGTGTAAGTTATGTGTAAGTTACCGTCAATTTTTTACCCTTTTTTGTGGTGTTCTTAAAAATCTCGAACATAAAGAAAACCCAGGAAATATAAGCATTTCCTGGGTTTGTGTCTTTTCTGTATTCTCGTTTGAATTATCTCTTTGAGAACTGAGGAGCTCTACGAGCTGCTTTGAGACCGTATTTCTTACGCTCTTTCATACGTGGATCACGTGTTAAGAATCCAGCAGACTTAAGAACCGGTCTGTACTCTGAATCTACCTGAAGGAGTGCACGAGCGATTCCGTGACGGATTGCTCCAGCCTGTCCTGTGTATCCACCACCACGAACGTTAACTAAAACGTCGAACTTGTCAACTGTCTCAGTTGCAACTAATGGCTGGCGAACAACTACCTTTAATGTCTCAAGACCAAGGTACTCATCGATATCTCTTTTATTGATTGTAATCTTTCCTGTTCCAGGTACTAAATATACTCTAGCAACAGATGATTTTCTTCTTCCTGTTCCGTAATACTTTGTAGTAGCCAATTTACTTTACCTCCTATTAAAACTCTAATGTCTCAGGCTTCTGAGCTGCATGTTTGTGATCTGGTCCAGCGTATACGAATAACTTTGTATACATCTGACGTCCAAGAGGTCCCTTTGGAAGCATTCCCTTTACAGCGTACTCGATAACGCGCTCTGGGTGCTTGTTCATCATCTCTCTTAATGTTGTCTCTTTCATACCACCGATATAATCTGAGTGATGATAGTAAATCTTCTGGTCTAATTTCTTACCAGTAACCTTAACCTTGTCAGCATTGACAACGATTACATAATCACCTGTGTCAATGTGTGGTGTAAAGATTGCTTTATTCTTTCCTCTTAATACTTTAGCAACTTCTGATGCTAAACGTCCTAATGTCTTACCTTCAGCGTCTACTACGTACCATTTTCTGTCGATTGTAGCAGGACTAGCCATAAATGTTTTCATCGGTTTTCCTCCTTAAATGATTCGATTACTTTTAATGCCGATGCCTCTTGAAATCGCGTATGTCCGGACGCCACTTCCTTTTTGACATCTTATAGTCCTCTGTTCCATCTCAGATGACTATCATTATCTATACTAAATGGTTGCCGGGGCTTTGGCTTCCATTTATCTACTTTTACAGACCTAGATATTATACTTGCGTAACCGGCTGTTGTCAAGTGTTTTTCACCCTTATTTTCGGCTTTTTCTTTAAAACTGCATATATACAAAATCAGCCGGATTCACTCCCGGTCCGTAGTAACCGAATATAATTACTATAAAGATGCCAAGATATATTATCGCCCAGCGAAGCGGCAGCTTTCTTGAAAGTATGAAATCGCGCATGTCGAGCTTTTTATTTTCCTCAACGAAGCTGATGAAGAACCACAACAGCGTACATATTATAAGTAAAAGTATATCGTACTCGTCCAGTCCGCATGCTCC